ATGCCACTACTACGACCAAAGAAATACGAGAAAAACAAAGACTTCATTCAAAGATGTATGGGTAATGCTAAGATGGGAGAAGAAAACCCAGATAGAGACCAGCGTTATGCCGTATGCCAAACAATCTGGAAAGACCAGTTTAATCCAAAAAAGTAATTAACAATTTTGTTTATTAGATAATTCTTTTATATATTTGTACTCAAATCAAGTACAGATGACTATAAAGAGAATTATACGATACCCCCTTAATCTTGTAAGAGCATCTATAGCAATCATAACACTCGTTGTGTTCTTTTGCTTAGAGACCCTACTCCTTACTGTATATCACGGAGTAGAGACACCATTAAGGATAGCCCTTAATTGGATAGAGAAGTTTATTAGTTACACAATTAAATATATAAAGTAATGGGAAAATCAGGAGAAGAGTTTATCAAGTTTATTGAGAGACAACAACTCGAAGCAGGTGACGAGGCTAAGAGAGCGTTCTATGAGGATATGGAGCGACAGTACTATGAGGCTAAAGAAGAGAGAGCCTATATGCAGACAGATGAATATAAGCAAAAACAACAAGCCACAAGAGAGATGTTGTGGAGTGTGTTCAATGACTTTCACCCTCACACTTGGAATTATGGGAGAGAGTGATTGTTGCGGTGCGCCTGAATGGATAGATGGCACTGGTATATGTAATTTGTGTGGAGAACACGCTGAATTTGAAACAGAATAGATATGAAAGATACATTAATGACTACAGACGGCAAGTTCTGGGAATACGATGAACTGCTAAAGAAAATGGATGATGACAACTTCTACTATGGTTACTTAGGAAAGTACGCTCTTAGTAGTAGCTCAGTAAAGAAACTTTTGGATTCTCCAAAGGCTTACATTAAATCATTAAGACAAAGAGACGACACCCCTGCGCTATTGCAAGGTAAACTCGTGCACCTCGCTGTGTTAGAGCCTGAGAAGTTTCAGGAGTTAAACTTCGTAGATGTACAGAGTAGAAACACTAAGGCGTTCAAAGAGGCACTTAGCCAGAACTCTGAGACATATACAATAAAGGAGTACAATAATGCTATGTACCTAGCTGAAGCAGTCGCCAACAATAAACACGCTACTGAGCTGTTAGATGGAACTAAGAAGGAAGTTCCAGCAGCAGGGATGTTGTTTGGTAAGCCATTCAGAGCTAAGGCAGATGCTTTAGGTTCAGGGCGCATAGTAGATTTAAAAACGTGCCAGAACATAAATAAATTCCATTGGAGTGCTAAGGACTATAAATATATGTGTCAAGCGTATATCTACTGCCAGTTGTTCAATGTGGATTACACTGACTTCTTTTATATAGCAGTTGACAAGGGAACTAATGACATTGGAATCTTTGATATGTCAGAAGAATTTTATAACTTAGGCGAAAGTTTGGTTGAGCAAGCAGTTGAGGTTTATACTAACGAAATACAGAACGGTATGAACGAATTGCACAACTACACGATTAGAGGAACGCTGTGATAGAAGATGACTACAAATCAATAATTGAAGACCATAAAGACAATTTCCTTTTGTCTCTAAGACTTGGAGTGCTACGAGTAGATGAGTTAAGACTTCTACTCGACCACTTCAAGGAAATGGAAGACTACGAAATGTGTCAAGGTATTACGAACGCTTACGTTGAATATAAAAATGAATTAGATGAACATTGACTTTGATATATTAAGAGATATTACACAAGAGGTTTGCAAGGTAGACCCATTAAAAAACAATAGAACTAGAGAGGTTGTATATGCACGAATGATTATGTATAAAGTCCTACAACAGTTCCACAGATACAGTTACACTGCGATAGGCAGGATGTTTAAAAAGAATCACGCCACTATATTGTATAGCATTAACCAGTTTAATAACATTGTTAAGTCAGAGGATTGGGTTAAAATTAGATATCATACAGTTGTCAGTGAGTACACAAGAGAGATTAGTTTACAAAATGAAGCCATCTCGGATGTTTACCTAAAGAACAAACTTCTTGAATCTCAACTTAGTTCTCAGAGAAGAGTTATAAGAGAGTGTAAAGAGATATCTGATATAATTGGAGACTTGCCCGAAGACAAGGTAGAGCAGATTACTGACAAACTTCGTATGTTAGTCGAGGTTGCTAAACAAGAGATAAAGCCTCGTAATCAACAAACAGAAGTATATCAATCAACATCTTAATATGGCGAATAGAAGACGTAAAACAAAAGAGGAGATAGACAGGGATGTGAAGTTCATCCCTATTCCTGAATGGAAAAACACTTATCAATACCACAGAACCAATAAGCGTTCTACATACGTTGACTTAAATAATAAACGATGAAGCAAAAGAAATGGACTCAGGCTCAAAGGATAGCTAATCTGGAGAAAGCTACTTCTAATCTCTATATGATGATTCAGGCGATAATTGACAAGTTGCCTAAAGAAGAAAACACTGATGAAAAAAAGTAGTTACTTTAATTAAAGGTGGCGTATGTCTGAAGAGCAAGAGTTTAAGAAACAGGGAGTTATAAGTTCCAAAACACAGAAGTGGTTAGCTGACAAGAAGCGTAAGGAGGAGGAGGCTAAGAATAGTCCTGCGCCTAAACCTAAACCAGAACCAAAGGCAAACAAACCGACTATTGTAAAAGAAGAGCACAAGAAGTATTCTGATGGTCGCAGAGGTAACGGAGCTGTTAAGGGAGTGTCAAGAGGACAAGGGCGCAAGCCTAAAGCTAAAGAGGAGGAGATAAAGAACTTCGCTCTTGGTTCAATGAAACGTGCCTTTGGCAGTGAGAAGAAGGCTTGGGAATCTCTAGCTAATATGAGTAAGGATTCATTCCCACACTTGAGACTTCTTTGGGAGTACAAGTATGGTAAGCCAAAAGAACAAAAGGATTTGAATGTAAAACAGGAAGTGAACATTCCTGTAATCTCATTCCTTAATCCAGAGAAGACTATTGATATTGAATCTGAAACACAAGACGATGGCAAAGAAGATAAAGCATAGTTACTCTCCGTTCTTTAATGGAAGGACAGAAAGCGATTTCGATTGCGTTGAGTATGAGGTTGGTAGAGATAGGTGTAGTGAGCAATGTGAATTTTGCAATTTAGACCCTCACACCAAACGATGAAAAATGTTCAGCTCAATCCTAAATATCACTCGGTATTCGAATCTCCATCCAGATACCATATATGTACTGGCGGTAGAGGTAGTGGAAAGTCTTTTGCGATAAATACCTTTTTGGTATTGCTCACTTACGAAAAAGGACATAAGATACTTTTTACTCGATATACTATGACTTCAGCAAGTATGTCTATTATACCAGAGTTTCTGGAGAAGTTAGACCTTATGGGTATTGGCGGCAACTTTACTGTCACAAAGACTGAAATCATAAACAACCTTACAGGGAGTAGTATATTCTTTAGTGGTATCAAGACAGCCAGTGGAGACCAAACTGCAAAGCTAAAGTCCATTCAGGGTGTCACCACATTCGTATTGGATGAGGCGGAGGAGCTTACAGATGAAGAGTCGTTTGATAAGATAGATTACTCAGTTCGAGCTATGGGAATACAGAACAGATGTATTTTAATTCTAAACCCCACCACAAAAGAACACTGGATATATCAAAGGTTCTTTCAGAATAGAGGTATTCCAGATGGTCACAACGGAGAGAATGAGAATGTGAATTATGTACACACTACATACTTAGATAACAGGATGCATTTGTCTGAATCATTTGTGGCGCAAGTGGAGGATATGAGAACTAGACGACCAGATAAATATAAGCACCAGATATTAGGTGGCTGGTTAGATAGGGCTGAAGGAGTTATCTTTACTCACTGGCGCATTGGAGAGTTCGATGACAATCAAGATACAATCTTTGGTCTCGACTTTGGTTTCTCAACAGACCCCTCAGTACTTACTGAAATTGCAATAGACAAGACACGCAAAATAATATGGATTAAAGAGCACTTCTACAAAGCAGGTATGTCTACCTCCAACATATTCGAGATGTGCCGTAGAATCGCAGGAAAACAGCTTATAGTGTGCGACAACAGTGAGCCTCGACTAATAAGTGAGCTGAAGACTAAAGGACTCAATATAACGCCAACGATAAAGAAGAAGGGAAGTATATTGACAGGAATCGCCTTAATGCAAGATTACAATATTGTTATAGACAAAGAATCCATCAATACAATTAAGGAGTTCAATAATTACGCTTGGAAACTAAAGGGTAGTATTCCACAGGATAATTGGAATCACAGCATCGACGGAAGTCGGTATGCAATTCAATACCTACTTACTCGCTCTGTTCCGAAGGGGATGTATGTTCTTCGTTAGAACGCTCTATCTCTTTCTGTAGATTAGCAAGAGCTCTCCACGCTACTTTAGCTGAATGGCGCACCCCATCTGTATCTATTGTACCAGCCTCAAGTAAGTGGCGAGTTAGTGCATCTAATTCATCGCCAGATTTACTTCTATCCCAATGCAGGGGTTTATCTGGATTGTGTTGCTGATTTCCCATATAAGAACATTGAGCAACTTCTCTTATCGCATCAGGGAAATAATTAAGCACTCCACTATAAACAGGTGTTTGTTTCCTTGTGAATTTAATAGGGGTCTCTGTGAATTTAATTGGGGTCGTTTCTTTTTCTTGTACATATTCTATTGCTTCATCAAAATAATCTCCTGTGAATTTAACACCCCCTGTATTTGTTTGTTCCATATCTGTGAATTTAATAGGTATAAAAAAAATACCCTACTCTTTCGAATAGGGTACTTTATAAAACTTAAAATAAGTACTCAATTATGAATTAAACTATTGAATTACAAATATAGAACAATTTCTTAACATTAGCTTAACATTGGGAAATAAATTTCTGTTTATGTTTGCAGTGTACAATTTTAAATACAAATAATATGGAACACAAATGGATATATATAAATGAGATAACTACGCTCCACGCTGATGATGATGGCGTATGTTTGTCCAATGAGTATAACTCAATTACGATTGACCCCTATACTCTGGTGGATTGGTTGCCTAATATAATTGAGTTGGCGTTTCAGGAGAAAGAGAGACGAGACAAAGAGAAAATTGAAGAACTTAAAAATATAGTAAATGAGACAATATAGTTTAGAACAGATAAAGATGATATCTATTGATATTATTTCAGATGATGAATGGGTAAACGATTCACACACTATGGCAGAACACAGAGGTATTGTGTCTGGTTTAAATATGCTTATTAATCACTTAACAGAAGTAGAAAATGAAACAATTTAAAGTAAATATTCCAACGATGGCGAATACGAGTGCGGTATTTAACGCCAATGACAAAGTAGAATTATTAAAGATAATTTGTCAGAAGTACAATATAGATATTCAGAAGCACCGAATATTTATTCGAGAAATACAGGATAATCGTACACAGGTGCAAGGATAATCATTGTGCAAGGATAATCATTGTATAATAATAATAATAATAATAAATAGATATAATAGATATGAGAAGAATTAATGAAGTTTTGGAATTAGACTTTGAGCATTTGGGCGAATGGGCGGAGGCAAGTAGTGTCTGGCTTGAAGTTAAATTCAAATATAAAGACAACAAGTATCTGGCAAGATGTTTGTATCACGAGCCAAGTTGTGTATTGGAAAATGTTGAGATATTTGATGAATATTATGATGATATAGACTACAATGACGAAGTCGAAGATATTGCAGATTATTTATTGTCTATGGTAGGATATGATACAGGTTTAATAACAAAAATGTATCATACACAAGTATGATTAAATTTCATCTGGCGAAAATTATATGCGAACAATAGTGAATTCAATACCCTGTTGATTTGTGCGCCCTGTGAATTTAATATATATAATGAATTCAGTCGGTGCGCAATTCAATGGGAATAATGAACTGACGTAATTGCATTACCTAGACCCGTTCTAAATAAGCGTATTTGTTTGGATATGTTGTAAAATTGTCGTAAATAACGCACGCACGTACATATAGTATATACAGGTAAGCGTAGTTATTTAGAATAAGTATAAACTAAATAAATAGTTTGTTTTTGTTTGGGTTATTAACTTTTTTGTGTATATTTACATCATAATTAAAAACAACATAAAACATAATAAGATGAAAAAAGTAAACAACAACATAATTGACAAAGTAATTTTTTGGACTATAATTGGAATATTTGTTCCTATGATTTTGGGCGGTATCATTACCGTAATAAATAATATTAACTTAGTATCATTTAACTTCTAATAAGATGAGAAACGAAAGAGAGGATATAATAGAAAACTTCTTTATGAAGTTAGACAGATTAACATTTAAGGCGGTAAAAATTATGTGTATATTTGCACCGCTTTATATATTATTTAGATTAATATTTTAAAACATAAACAGATGAAAAAAGTATTTTCAAGTAATTACGAAGTAGTCCACACATTCGCACAACGAACCCACCCAGAAGGGCGCAATTCGTCAGAGAGCATATTTTTCGAGGGTGATAAAATATACTCTTATGGACACCACTATTTGCTAGGTGAATTTTTAGACGCAAACACAATATATATAAATGACAAAGGATATAGTAATAGCACGTCAAAACATATTGGTATATTAAAGGGAGCAACAAGCCACTACAAGCAATACTATAGAACAAAGATAGACATTGACTATGTTCATAGCCACGTTTTTAACTATCTAAAACCAAAGTTAGCAAAAGAGAGAAAGCCACAAAAGTACATAAGTGAGATATTTTCCCTCTGGAATAGTTTAAACGAATATATAACCAACCGCAAAAAAACGAAAAGGAGAAAACGAAAAGAGTATAAAGAGTTATTGAAATTCGTTGACAGTTTGCAAGATACCAACGCCATTGAAGATTTGCGAATATGGGCAAAGAAAGAGAAGGAGAAGAAACAAAGAAGAGAAAAGAAGGAGCTAAAGGAAAAGCTAAATAAGTTCTATAAATACGAAGTTGATTTTTTTAGGGTTGGCGGTCTTGATTATTTGAGACGCTCCGAGAATGGGAAGTACATTGAAACATCACAAGGCGTAAAAATAGATATTGACGAGGCAAGGAGATACTACAATATTTTGTCTTCTGGTGCAAATATGCGAGGCGAGAGAATATCGCACTACATTACAAAATCATTCAATAATTTGTTAACGATAGGTTGTCATAATATAAGTAAGGAGCAAATAAACAAAATATCTAAACTTTTATAAGATGGCTAATAAAATACAATTTGAACACTTAATGAAACACAAAAAACAAATGAGACGATACATAAACTTCACATACGATAACCAACCCACCGAAACAATAGGCGAGGCAAAAGACCTCACAGAAGCAAAGCGCTTATTATATGATTATAGACTAAGCGGTGACGGTATATATACACTAAGTAATAAACCTACGAAATGCTGGCAATAAATAAACAGTGGTTATATCACAACGAAGAGAGTAAGCAATGCGTAATGTGTAGCATACCCATAGAGAACAACGAAATGTATTGTAGTCGAAGCTGTATTCAATCGGATTATAGAGAAATATTGGATATAAAATAAAAAATAAATAATGTTTTCATTATGTTTTGCCCTCTTCGGAGGGTTTTTTTGTACCTCTATTTTTGTATGAGTTTTTTGTTATCTTGTTTTTATTCAGGATATTAATTTATTTAGGGAGGTGTAATTGATATTAAATAGGTGTGTTTTTCTGTCGTTTTTAGCTCGTTTCTATCCTCCAACCATACCAACATACCACACAACACCCGTTATGCTCTTAAAACGCCTCTAAATAGCCTTAAATGGCTTTATATGGAGGACTCTGCCTGTAATGATAGCCCAGCAGCTAATATACCTCAACTCTATACACAGCCTACCTTCCATCTGTCAACTGAATTCAATACCCCTATGAATCTAATAGGGGGTACAATGTACTATATCATATGTGTTGCACTTACAAATTATATTCGTATATTTGTTTTATGGCAAAACGTAAGAAGAAAGTAATAGACTTAAACAATCATCCAGAGTCATTAAAGGCATTTAGCTGGTGTATGGAAAGAAACATACGAATCTACCCTATCCCATCTGCCAATCAGTTCAAGATAGTTATTGATAATGGCGCATCAAAGATAGTTTCGCCCAAGCTGTATGATAAGGATGAGTGGTCTGAAAAGATATGGGAGTTATACAGGCACTTTTACAATGGAGATAAGCTATCCGTATAATACAATGTACTATAGAGTACAGTGTACTATATATTCTTTTTACACTGTACAATGTATTCTACTATACAATGTACTATATACTATACAATGTACTATACTATACTAATGTATTATATATTGTGCCATACAGACAGTTGGGCAAACACTAACAAACATAAAAGTTAATTTAATATGGCGAATAACGCACAAATACAATTATCAGTTCCAGACGCACTTTCTGACATAACGCTCGGACAGTATCAAAAGTACTTAAAGATACTTGACCAGAACAAGAATGATGAGAATGCAGCAGAGTTTATCAATATGAAGACTATTGAGATATTCTGTAATGTTGAATTCAAAGACGTATTAAAGATTCCTTTAGCTGAGGCGGATAAAGTTCTTAGCATTATCAATAAGGCGTTTGAAGAGAAGCCTGATATTATTCGCCACTTCAAACTACTTGACGTTCCTATGGGCTTTATACCAAACATAGAGAATATATCTCTTGGCGAGTATGTAGACTTGGAATCTAACGTAGTTGAATGGGAAACAATGCACAAAGCTATGGCAGTATTGTACAGACCAGTAAATTATCGCAGTAAAGAGAAATATACTATTGCTCCATACGAACCAAGTGACGAGATATCTGAACTAATGAAAGAGATGCCACTAGATGTAGCAATGAGTTCTATGGTTTTTTTTTACGCTTTAGGGATGGAGTTGTTGAAAGCTATCCCGAGCTTTATACAGAAAAATCTGACGGAGGAACAGACGTATCTGCTCAAGCAAACTTTGGCTCAAAGTGGGGATGGTATCAATCAATTTACGCACTTGCTCAAGGGGATGTCCTTAGATTCAATGATGTCACCGAGAGTCCACTCTTCCAGTGCCTCACCTACCTAACATTTGAGAAAGAGAAAAACGAATTAGAAGCAATGATGATTAAGAAAGCATATAAACGATGAGAGAATATTACGAATTAATAGAGAAGCTAAACACATATCTTGATGGTAGTCCATCGGTCAATACAGTTACATTTGGCGATATATTTAAAGTGGACTTATCCAAACAAACTATATTCCCACTAGCGCACGTTAATGTACAGAATGTGACTTTTTCTGAGCACATAATGACGTTCTCTTTGCAAGTGATTTGTATGGACATCGTAAACGAGAATAAAGATGATAAACTAGCTGCTGCCTCCACTCCATACAGAGGTCTAGACAACAAGCACGATGTATTTAACACTCAGCTTACAGTAATCAATGGATTGCAATCATCTCTTCGTAGAGGCGACTTATATACCGACAAATACCAACTTACCTCTAACGCATCTGCCACTCAGTTTGAAGATAGGTTTGAGAATCTATTAGCTGGTTGGAGTATGGATTTAGTTATAGAGACCGCCAATACGGATATGCAGCTTATTAACGCAACAGGAGACGCTTGTAGATAATGGATATAGAACTCAAAAATACCGAAGCATACTTAGAAGGTCTCATAGAGGATATGATTGAGTTCACTAAAGGGGAATTAGACAGGTCTCGCAGTAGAGGTGGGTTTAACGCAGCTATTACTGACTTAGGTAATCTAGCCAACAGCTTAAAGAAGGCTGTAGATAAATCTAATGGTGAGTTTAATATGGAAGGTCTTTCTTATGCTCACGCAATAGATGACGGTACAGACGGAGGTTATAGACCTCCACTAGACAAAATGGTAGGATGGGTTAGCCGAAAGGTAAAGAAACTGACAGACGCAAGTGGAAAGAAAACACTTGACAGAACAGAATCTAACCTAAGAAGCGTAGCTTACGCCATAAGCACAAAGATTTATAGTACAGGTATAAACAAAACAGAATACTTGTCAGCGATAGCGCAAAAGTACAATGACTTAATATCATCAAACATATCTGAATACCTAGTTGAAGACGTATTAGTGGACTTAGATACAATAATGATTGATGCTGGTTATATTAGAAAGGGAAACACTTACGAACTAAAGAAATAGAATGGCACAAATAATCAATACAAGGAGTCCGTTTTACATAAAGGCAGAGAACGCTTCATTAGCCACTGCTACACTTCTTATATACATATATGAGGGTGCATTTCAATCGTCACCACCCTCTTCTGACTTAAAATACACTATATCTAAATCAGAGCTTGAAAACAATAATCAAGTTGTATTTGAAATATCAGAGCTCGTAAGAGATTATATTGACGTTAAGTATGATGGGGAATATGATAGCTATTGTGTTTGGGTTAGAACGTCAGTCATAATGCTTAACAGCTCAGGTATTATAATAGGCTCTCCTTTAAACACAAACTATATAGCGTTTGATGGTTATGGTTATTTTGAAGAAGGTGTAAATCCTGAGCCAAGCCGTTCACTACTTCAGTCAAACGAGATAATGTATCGACCAGAAGATGGTAATATAAACATCCCTATCTTCGCTGAAGATACTAATAGCGTGGCGTATTATAACAACGGAACACTTGTTAGAAGCCAAACAATAACAGACAACGACAACACTAACCAAAAAATTCAATACATATCTGTATCAGGAAACTCAGATAACGCCACATACGAAGAGAGAGTTCTGGAGGATGGCGGTACACTTGAGTCTTCAAGATGCCTTGAGCAATTTCTAAACTATCTTGACATAGGTAAGGTGGATAAGATTGTAGTAGGTTATGATACTGATGCTGGTTCTGCTGCTCACGTTATAAAAGTAAGAAACTTAGATTGCTCTATATACGACCCAATCAGAGTTACATTTGTAAATAAATATGGCGCACTACAGGATTTGTGGTTTGATAAGAAGAGTGTAAATTCAATAGAAGTACAATCAAGCGACTACAAGTCATCTGTAATGAACTTATCTTCTTTAACTTATGACACCTCAGCACATCAGAACAGAGTGTTAGATTTAGTAGGCAAGGAAAGCATCACAATGAACACTGGCTACATAGACGAATCATTCAACGAGGTATTCAGACAGCTTATGTTATCGGAACAAGTGTGGATGACCAGATTGACTGATAAAGAAGAAGTACTGCCTTTGCGCCCTAAAACACAGTCGTTACAATTCAAAACTAGAACTAACGATAAGCTCGTAAACTATACAGTAGAATTTGACTTTGCATTTGACAAGATAAATACTATTCGCTAATGAATAAGGTAAATCTATACATAAAACCTGTAACAATAGTAAATGGAGACCAAGTTCAAGGAGACTTTCAGCAAGTGGACTTCTTTGAAGACGAAACAATTTCTGTTACGTCTAAGATACAAGACATTCGTGATATATCTAAAGTATTCACTGATTTCTCTCAGTCATTCACTCTACCAGCTTCTAAGTCTAATAATAAGATATTTAAGCACTTTGACAATTACTTTATATCTGATGGTGCATTTGATGCTAGAAAGAAAGTAGATGCTATATTAGAGATAAATTACATACCCTTTAGAAGAGGTAAAGTCTTTCTGAATGGCGTAAAGATGAAGAACAACAAAGTACATTCATACAATGTGACTTTCTTTGGTAACACGGTTACAATAAGCGACCTGTTTGGAGATGACGAAATCAGTCAATTAGACCTAAGCGCATTTGACCACGACTACGGAGCTTCAGACGTGCAGACTGGACTTACTACTGGATATTTTTCAGAGTCAATCATATACCCCCTCATAACGCACACTCAAAGATTATACTACAACTCAGACGCAAATCACAGCGCAACAACTCTTGACGGAGACTTAGCCTATCACAGCAATAATTCCCATAACATAAAAGTTGCGCTTAGATACGACCAGCTAAAGCCTGCCCTGAAAGTAAAGGATATTATATCTGCTATAGAAACAAAGTACGGAATAGACTTTGTTGATTCTGATTTTATATCCACTGGAGCTATTAGCAATCTATATATGTGGCTTAGTAAGGAAAAGGGTAAAGCAGGTGGTGGACAAAATAACGCCAAAACATTAGGCTCTTGGTCTAAAATAAGCGGAAGCAGTGTGCTTTATATAAGACCTAACGGAGAGGAATTTATATATAATGAGGGAACTGAATGTTACCCTCAAGACATATGTTACTCTAATTTCAGATTAAGTTTAACAATAACGCCCTCCTCAGGATATGATGATAAAAAATATGACATTGACTTCTATAGGAATGGTTCTGTTTATTCTACAGTATCAAACAATACGGGTACTACAACTCACGTTTTCGGAGGTAGCCCAAAAGACTTTGAGAGTGACATTCTTAAATTTGTAATAAGAACTTCAGAAGTGTTGTTCTTTACTCCCACAATGAATGCAAGTGTGGAAAGAGAGGAGCAAGACTATCCTGATGACCCTATATTTGAAGTTATTCAAGGTAATTATTCTTGCGGTGCACTTTCTTCTGTAGGTAGAATAATAGTCTCTACGCAGATGCCTAAAATGAAGGTGATGGACTTCGTCTCTGGATTACTCAAGATGTTTAATCTAACTGTTTATTACATAGACGATGAGAGTGATGCAAACTACGGAAAGATTCGTATGCTGCCTCTTAACGACTTCTACAATGACAATCCAAAGATATTCGATATAACAAAGTACGTTGACTCATCAGAGCACGATATAGATTCGACAGTACCATTTAGTGAGGTAGATTTTGAATATCAGAAGCCTAAAACCCTTTTGATGAAACAGCACGAAGAGTCGTTTGGACATATATTTGGCGATGAGGAGTTTAAGCCTACTGGTGTGGATAGGGGTAAGCCATACAAGATAAAGTTGCCATTCGAGCATATGAAGTACGAGAGACTTTTTGATGAGGACGATAATGCAAGAACTAACATTATGTGGGGTTATTCTGCTGGAGATAACTTTAAGCCAAACACTTCTGACGATGAGGCTCAAGGGAATCCATCAGCTAATTTTGACCCTGTACTTACAAAGCCAGTATTGTTTTATGGTATAAGAACGAACACAGGAACATCTTACAGAATAAATTATCAGACATCAAGTAATACTCACACTCAGTTGTCAAATTACTTTAGACCATCTAATACAAATGAAAGAGGATATTCTGTAGAAGACCCACTTTACACTGGTACTAACTCAACCTCAACCGCATATAAAGTTCAATCTAGCTTCTTAGGGTCAGCAGCAGATATAGGAGATTACATAATAAACACAACAGACAACATAGTAACTAGAGTCGCATCTATAGACGGCTTAGATATTATTAGTGTCGAGGATGATGTTTTTGATAATGGAGATGGATTTAAGTTGTACAGGATTCCAAGTTACACACTAAACTTTGATAATGAAGTTGACGAGTGGACTATAAGTGACTATGGAGGTTCTACGAACTCACTATTTAAGAACTTCTATCAAACGTATATAGAAGACGCTTTTAATCCAAAGAAACGCATATTCAAGCTAACAGCACATTTACCGAATAGTGTATTACTTAATTATAAGCTAAACGATAGATTTCAGATTGGCGACAAAGTATTTACAATAAATTCAATAAACACCAACCTAAAAACAGGGGAATCTAAATTAGAACTACTAAACGTATTATGATAAAAGATATTATAGATTTATTGCAGCTTTCTGATTGGTATGGCGTATCTCACAACGCAGATATCGCTAAAGGACTATATAAAGCACCAAGTAATTGGGATGATGTAAAAGAGACGTTAAGAAGAGTTAAAGAATCAAAATCATACAGAAATGGCTAAACAAGACATCATAATATCCATACAGCTCAAAGGAGCTGAGGGAGCTAGTAAGTCAACAGACCAACTATCTAACGCAACAAAGAAATTATCTGACTTACAGAGACAAGAAGCTATTGAGGTAGCTAAGGTAAATGAGCAGATAAAGATACAGAAAGACATAAACATTGCTGCTGCAAAGTCAAGTCTTGGTCTTGCGTCTGCCACAGGTAAGACGGCAGCTCAGATGAAAGCGTCAAGAGCTCAGTCTGGACTTAATAACGCAATCTTACTCGAAACAGGTCGTTTAGCTTCTGATGCGAGTTATGGGTTTACTGCGATTGCAAACAACTTGTCTCAGGTCGTATCATTATTCTCTTCATTTGCTAAGACTGCTGGTGGAGTTGGAGCTTCATTAAAACAGCTTGCAGGCTCTTTAATGGGAACTGGAGGTCTATTAATCGCATTGCAGCTTATCATTTCATTCGGGCCTCAGATATTTGATTTCTTCGCTAAATTGCTTGGAGCAACAAGAGAGCTAAGAGATGCTATGAAGGGTGCTGCTGACACAATTAAACAGCAAGCTGGCTCATTTGAGATATACACAAGAACCCTTCAGGATGGATGGAAGTCTTCAGAGGAGATGGCTGATGCCACAAAGATGCTAAAGAAAGAGTTTCCTGAGTACATAAAGCGGTTAAAAGATGCTAAACTAAGTTTACAAGACCTTAAAGACGGTAATGAGGAAGCTATAGCTATAACTAAAGAATATACTAAGGAGATTAGAATACAAGCTATGGCTCGTCAAGCAGCCATTAAGATTGAAGAAGAGGCATCAAAGATAGTTCAGGTTCAAGTCGATAGAGAAGTAAAAGCAAGAGAAGAGGGCTTCGTTAGTGTTAAAGATGTTATGGAAAGGCAAAAGCTCGAAGAGGAGTCCTTAGCGGAACTTACGAAAAAAAGGGAAGAACAAAATGGTAAATTATCTAAAAAGGACACAGTTAATGAGAGAAAAACCAAAAATGCTTTAAAGTACTACAAAAGTATAACTCAACTTAATCAGGATGAGATTGAAGATGCCGAAAAGACTATCGACATCCTTATGGAGTTTACTGACATTCAAACTAAAGACAGGAAAAAAGGATTTGGCAACAGAGAGAGAGACTTTAAGCAGCACCTACTTAATTTAGCTAAACTACAGGAGACTTATAGACAGAAAGCTATAGACAATGACTTGAAGACAAGGGAAGAGTTAATTGACCAAGAGGAAGAAAATGCTAAAGCTGAGTTGGATTTAAGATTAACTTCGTTTATAGAAAAGCAAAAGTTAAGATTAAAGGAGTTTAAAGAATCTAAAGCCAGCGATGAAGAAAAGAAACAGGCTCAAATAGACCACGATGAATCTGTATTCTTAGCCTTTGCCGAGCATACAGAAACTATGATTGGTCTTCAAGACGCTTTTTTGACTAAAAGAAATCAGCTAATCAGAATCAAGAATGGAGAGGCTATGGCTGAGGACACTAAGCTAAAGCAGCTTGCTAGAGAGTCTCTTGATGCACAAGCAGCCCTTATGGATGAGGAGTCTGGTATAGTTGGTGAACACGCTTTCTTTGAGAAGCAGAGGAATATAGAAAGAATGAAATCCGATGAAGAGAGGATTAAAGGAAATATTGCTAGGTCTAAAGAAGGTAGTGTGGAAAAAGCTGAAGCTGAGATAGCTTTGTTCGAGCTACAGAAGAGCTTGTCTCAAGAGGAGCAAGCACTTCAAGAAAGTAAGTTTGGTTATATAATGGAGATGTATCAACAAGTTTATGGTGCTCTTGACCAAACATTTAAGGTTTCTGCTGAGAATCAAACAATAGAATTAGATGAGCAGTACTCTAAACGAATTGAGGCTGCTGAAGGTAATGCTGATGAACAAGAGAGATTAGAGAAGGAGCTTGCAGTTAAAAAAGATAAGATAGCTAGAAAGGCGTTCAATGTAGATAAGGCTATGAGAGTTAGCCAAGCATTAATGACGGTTTATCAGAATGGATTCTTAGCCTATGGCTCTCAACTATTTCCAGGCGATGTGACATCTCCAGTAAGAGCAGGAATACAGCAAGGTATAACTATTGCTGCTGGACTCGCCAATGTGGCTAATATAGCTCGCCAAAAATACCAGAGCTCTGTAACTGGCGGAAGCGGTGGAACAGGTGGTTCAGCAGGAGGTGGTGGTATGGAGATTAAAGCACCAGACTTTAATGTTGTTGGTGCATCTCAGACATCGCAGTTAGCTGAATCCGTTGCAGGTCAGCAAGCTAAACCAGTAAAAGCATTTGTTGTAGGTAAAGATATATCATCACAACAAGAACTAGATAGAAACATAACAAATACCGCATCATTCGGTTAATATAATAGTATGAGAATTATAGAGCTTTTTATAGACGAAGAAGGGTTATTCTCTGGCATAGATGCCATATCAATAGTAGAGAAGCCAGCAATAGAAGAGAATTTTATTGCACTATCCAAAGAAACAGAAGTCAAACTTGCTGAAGTAGATAAGGAAAAGAAGATTCTTATGGGTGCAGCACTAATCCCCAACAAGAATATCTACAGACGTAATGGTGAGGATGAGTACTACATCTACTTTTCTGAAGACACTGTGCGTAAGGCATCGGAGTTGTTCTTGATGCGTGGTAATCAAAACAAAAGCACTTTAGAGCACCAAGCAGAGCTTAACGGACTGTCTGTGGTAGAATCGTGGATTGTAGAGGATAAAGTGCACGACAAGAGCCGTAAATACGGTTTAGATATGCCTGTAGGTACTTGGATGGTGTCTATGAAGGTAAACAATGAAGAGGTTTGGGATGACTACGTCAAGTCTGGTAAAGTAAAAGGCTTCTCTATTGAGGGCTACTTTACTGATGAGGTAGCTATGTCTCAGATAGAAAACCTAGAGGAAGAGAATGAAGCTAAACAAATACTACTAGAGGTTGCTAACGTAATTCTTGGCGACAAATACGAATTCGCTACATACGGAGATTATGGAAGTGGCGTTAGAAACAACGCAAAGCGTGGTATTGAGCTAAATAAGAAGGTAAACAATAAGTGTGCCACCTCTGTGGGGAAAATAAGAGCACAGCAGCTCAGTAGGGGTGAAAAACTCAGTGTGTCCACGATAAAGAGGATGTATTCTTACTT